TCTTTAAAGCATTTAACGCATAACATAAATCATTTAAAGTAACTCAAGACCTAAATCCATCTTGTTATACCGGAAAGAATAATGTCTACTTCAGACGGTTCAATTACGAAGGCCCTATTCATGGGCGGAGCGGCTGCCACGTCAGTGTGCCTAATCTATTGGCGCCTCACGTCCCCGCAGTTTGCCAGATGGAAGCAAGATAAGCTTTCATCCGTTGCCAGCTCCCACGCTGAACTCCCGGCTTTATTACCCGAGAGTCAGCGCTCACAATTTACGAATACCGCTTATATCCCCCGCCGCCCGGTGGAGGGACATACACATGGCCGTTCTGCCGCTCAACGCAGCTCCGCGTCACTCTTTTGTGACCGGTTTGCAGAGTCGCTCGGCCTCGTGCCGTATTTTGTCCAGTGCTCGCGTGCCGACCAGAGAGTCGGCCGATTAGGATCACGCTCATTGTATTGGGCCAAGGATCTCACAGCGCAGGTTGCTCCATATGCACCACCCAAGAACTCTGTCATCACGATGATCGACGTAGATTATTACATTGATATGCCAAGCTACTTGGCCGACGAGTTCAAACCAACAATCCTCTACACTTTCCAACCCGAGGCTGTTGCCCGCGATGATGGCGGTGAGTACAGCTACACGTTTAATGCGAAGAACGAAGTCATTTACAACGTGTCGGGAGGGGGATCCTACAACCACGAAGTATGGAACTACAACTGCGATCACATTCTGGTAACCAAACGTTTTCTCGGCTTTCCTTGGAGAGTCGCGGCTTACAATGTTGACCGGCGCCGTGCCGGTCCAGACCATGAGTTGGTCTGCTTGACGCCCCTCCGTCGGTGGACGGGACCTTTCGCCTTCCTTGGTGCTTGGTTGGGTGGTCGAGAACTTGAACGTTTGCAACCCGTTGAAGGCGAATTTCTGCGCATGAAGGTGCAGAGAGACGACGGGGTTTATGTGTCAACTGGTGAGATTAACCGATACGCTGCTGCGACGATTGGTGTGAAATATGATGACGCCATTGCCATATCCTCCAAGACCACAACCGTTAAACTATCACTACCCACAGTACTAGCCTACATTCCTGGCGACAACCTCGTGGAGCGCAAGGTGCAAGCCTCCGCTCTACTCAACTACCACAGGAACCGAAACCCAGCACTCAAGCCGTCGGAAGCTTTTGTGTTCCCGGTGAAGGAGGCAGTGCGCAACTACGATTACGGTGTGGAATCTTTTGATCCAGACGCGAAGCAAACTCTGACAGCATTTATGTCACCCCTGATTCACGGAGCCTTTGCCCCACTTGCTAGTCGAGCAAATGAGGAGAAGTGTGTTTCGGGACGCATAACGCAGTTCGCCACGAAGAAGGGTGAACTACGCCTGACAGAGTTTTTGGACAGGACGATGAGGGAATTCTGTGAGCTGCTATTGCCTGCAGCTCACACCATGGAGCCTACTACTATCGATGAAGTCTATGCAAGACAAGCTCGACCATCTCAACAACGCATCCTTGATGAATCGTTGACTGGCGCGGAGCCTGAACGCAAGGTGAAGATGTTCATGAAGAAGGAGGCTTATGGTGAGCCAAAAGAGCCACGTCCTATTAGCACCATCAACGGTGTTGATAAGCGTGAGTACTCGAGATATCTGTATCCGATCGCTGATCTTATTAAGACCTGTGATTGGTACGCATTCGGGAAGACGCCGAAAGATATTGCACAACGAGTGACCGAGGTCCTCGATGGTGCCAACTCTGCAGTGAACACGGACTTTAGCCGATTCGATGGTCGTGTATCAGAGTTGCTCAGGATCCTGGAGAGAATGCTGCTGGTGCGCGCATTCAGGACAGAGTACACACGTGACGTCACGGAGCTCCATAACTCACAATTCACCCAATCCGCCATAGGAACATTCGGGACGCGCTACAACACAGGATACGCGCGCGCCTCCGGTTCCCCCGAGACTGCTGCATTCAACTCCATCGCGAATGCATATGTTGCCTATTTGACCTTCCGCATGACGAGGGAGGGTGGAGCGTTCATCGCTCCAGAGGTAGCATGGAAGCGTCTTGGCATTTATGGTGGCGACGATGGCCTAACAGCTGACGTCGATCCAAGCAAGTATTCCCGCGCCGCTGGGATGCTTGGCCTCAAATTGGATGTTGAACTCATCAACCGTGGAGATGAAGGAATCACGTTCCTCTCCCGCATGTACGGCCCACACGTTTGGTATGGCGATGCCAATTCGTGCTGTGACCTTCCCCGCCAACTCGCAAAGTTGCATACAACTGTTTCACTACCACCGAATGTAACACCGCTTGAGAAGCTGCTGGAGAAGGCCCGCGCTTTCTTTCTCACTGATGCCAAGACCCCGATATTGGGCGAGCTCGTGACGAAAATCGTTACCCTCCACGGACCAATCGCGATGGACAAGAAGACCGCGAATATCCGAGCATGGAACTCTGACACACCCCGCGAGGTGCAGTATCCAAACCAGAATGATGGATGGATGGATGCTTACGCTGTACGAGCATTGGAACCGTTCGGATTCGACTTCGAACTATTCCATGGTTGGCTCAACAGCGTAACCTCAGTCGAACAAACCCTTACACCACCCCTGTGTGCTGAACCCAAGAGACCAAAGAATTCAGACACAATAATCGTTGATGAGGATGTGGTTGCCAGAGAGGAACAGAAAGCGAAGCCGATTCGTAAGTCGAGCACCCCCAAAACCCAACCCAGGAGAAATACGACCACGCGTGAGCGTTCAAGTCGCGGTAAACCAGCTAACGCTGAGGTAAAACGGAGGCCTCAGAAGACGAAGGCTGGAGACGATACCGTGTCTGTGAACTCACGTGGTAGTAATGGACGTCGGCGGCCGAGAAAGGCGGCGCCGAAATCTTCTGGAAAGGGTGGCGGGAGTGCCTAATTGTGGGCAACGGTTCTAGGGGGGGCGCAACTTGGTGCGTCCCCATCGATTCAAAACAATTAGCCTAATCACCTAACAACTTACCCTAGCGCCGAGATAATCGAGAAAGTTAAGCATAACAACCTTCAATCTAACAAAATTAGTTCATCAACAACAACCAACAATGACGAGACGAAAGAACAACAGCATGGTTCCCTACCAGCCGCAGAAGATGGCGGCCGGAGCATTAGTGAGCTACGTAGCATCATCGACCGACTGGTCACAAGTGATAGCATGGGTCTACAACAACCAATCCTACCTCAAATCGATGGGATATTCCACGCAGCAAGCGATCTCATACCTGAGAAGCTGGTGGAACGGCTCCCATCAATCCCCGAGCACCGGAGCTATTACGAACGCGCCTGTTGCGCGGTCACAACGAGTGCGAGTTTTCAAACCGCGAGTGACTGGCATCAAAGGTGGCGTGACAATTCGTCATCGCGAATATGTCGCCGATGTTGCAGGAAACACGACATTTGGAGTGACTTCCTTTACGGTCCAACCTGGGCTCGCTGCAAGCTTCCCCTGGCTGAGTGGGATAGCAAACAACTTCGAGAAGTACCGCGTGAAGAGCATGAGCATGCAGTACATCAATGTAGCAGCCACAGATGAGCGAGGACGTATTACAATTGCGTTCGATCGTGATCCCCTTGATGCAGATCCAGAGACCAAGGCAGACCTATTTTCATACAAAGGAGCAACTGAGGGCTCAGTGTGGACAGGGACTACCTTGTCAGTGCCAGGCGGGCCTGATCTCTTCACCAGAAATGGTACTGTGACGGGGACTGATCTCAAGACTTACGACTACGGAAAGTTTCTCGTGGGTGTGTCGAACACCGCGGATACTGCTGTGGTCGGTGAGTTATTCATCAACTACGAGATTGAATTAACAATTCCACAACCAGCAACATGTCCAGCTGTAACAATTACTTCCGGAGGCACGGTTTCCAAAACCGCGATCTTTGGTGATGCACCAACCACAGTTGGTAACGGTCCGCTGACTGTTACTGGCTCGACAATCACCTTCACGTCACCAGGAGATTATCTAATCTCTCTGGTTGCAACGGGAACTTCACCAGGATCACCAACAGTTAATACTGGCACCGCATCGAACTCTTCGAGTCCGAGCTTGACGGTCACAGACGGTGGCTCTTCAACTGCCAGTGCATTCGTTCGTGCAGTCCGTGCAACAGCACCCGGCCAGACA